ATGTTGACCAAAGAAAAAGAAAAAAAGGCGGCTGAACTGTTTGATCGAATAAAAAATTTAAGCGATGCTGACATCGAAAAAGTTGATCTCTTTGTAAAAGCGGCCGAAATGATTAATGTTGAACGGAAGAAAAAGACGGCCCCTGATTTTCCGAAAGCCAGTTAGGAGGTAGACATGGAACAAAAAAACCAGATAAATGTAGAACGCGCCTTTAAGGCCCTGGCCGAGATCGCGGCCAGGCGCTTCGGCGTAGAGGTAGAAGTATTAAGCATAAGTAAAAAGAAGCCAGAAGAACCGGCAGCATAAGTAATTTAGGAGGAATAAGTATGAAACAGGAAAAAGCAGAATCGGTTACAAACGACTTAAAAAAACAGATTGTAATTAACATGGCCATCGAAAAAGTCGACGAAGTCCGGGAGAATGCCGAACGCGGGCAATTGCTCGATGAGATTGCCTATGGAACTCTGTTCGGTGAAGTAGCTATGCTGGAACGCCTGGGGTTGATCACCGAACCGGAAGGCATTAAACTGCTGAATGATGTAAAATTTGCCTATATCGGCAGCCGGGAGTTAGAAAGATGAACGAAGAAAAGCAACAGAAAGTAATCAACGACCTGCGGGAAGAAATCAAGTTGGCAAAGGATAAAGGGATCAGAGGCAGATTAATTTGCGGTGCATACCACGATTTTCTGAGAGGTAAAGTGCTGATCTTGCAGGATTTGGAACTCATCACTTTAGAGGATGCGGTTAAAATGCTTGCTGATATTGAAATTGCTTGCTCAGGGGCATGGGAGGAACAAGTATGAAAAAGAAAAGCTATAAGTTTCTGGTCGAATTTCTAACAGAAAGCTTAGAACAGGCCGACACCCTGATCGAGGAGTTAAAAGAAAGCGAACGTGCAGAAACAAAGAAAAGAATGAGCGTAGAAAGAGAAGTGGAAAAGCTAATAAGCGAAAGAGATCGCGACGAAAGTATTATGAAAGCCAGGGAAAGAGAAATCTACAAATTAGAATTCGATATTGAAAATTTGAAGAGAGAAAAAGCAGAACTGATTCAGGAACTGGAATCGTTCAGGGAAGGTGCATAGAAAATGAAAAAGGTTGAATTTGCTTTTTCCTCAACGCGGGACTTAAAAGGGTGGCTGGAACGAAAAAAATGGAACAGTGAAAGTCCAGAGGCGTTTGACAATTGGCTGCAAGATTTTTTTAATAACGGACATCAAATATCCGTTAACGATAAGAAATATGAATATTGGGATTGTTGGGAATTGGTATAAAAAAAGGTCCCAAAGCGATGCCACGCATTAGGGACCAGATACATGTTATGGAAATAGTATAGCACAAAGAAAGATAAAAATAAAGAGATACCGCCAGCAGGATTAACGGGGTCGCATCCTCCTTCAAATATAAACGTGTGATCCCTTAATTGTATAAAAATGTAAAACTTAAATTTCCTAAAGTTACCTCAACGCGGCCCCGTTAATCCTGCTGGCGAAAATAAAGGAGAAAACAATGTTAAGTGAATTTGAATTAATCCGTATCGAAGGACACGCTAAAAATTATGTAGGCAGTCCGGAAGGAAAAGCCATGGCCAAAAGACTTCTGGAGCTAAACAACGAGATAAAAACCGTTCTAATTGACAAGGAAAATGCAGAAAACATGGCAGCCGAAGCCGCCAAAAAAATGATTGAACTGCAAAATGAGCTACAGGAAAAAAGCATGCAGTTAGGTGATGCAGTCTGTGAAAGAGATGCCTTGCTGGAAGAGCTGGAAAGGTATGAACCGAAAGATGACATTGATACAGAGGATGAACGCCAGATAATGGAAATTTTTGACCGAATGCGCGAAGCCGCCGAAAAGAATGCCAACAAAAGTTTCGATGACGGAAACACCGAAAGAGCAGCGGAAGCGTCCGTGATAGTGACCCTCCTGGGCGTAAGAAAAAAGCATGATGCTTAAATAAAACAGTAAAACAAAGGGCCGGGCAGGAAGCCCGGTCCTTTTATGAAATAAAAAAACAACCGGTATTGTAGCCTGGAAGCCGCCGGTTGTTTAAGCTATTGCCTTGCCATTATTATACCATATACGGCGTCGCAGGGCAATAAAAAACGGCTTAAAATCGGGCTTTTAAGGCTTGATAAGAGTATTAACAACTCGACGATAACCGGAGGTATAGATGGCAGTATGGAGAAAAACAGTCAGGGCGGGGAACGTCGTAAAAGTGCGAGAAGGGTGCAGTACGGTAAACCGTGGGCGGGGCGGAAAAAAGCGGCGGCTGAAAACCGAACCGACCACCGAGGAACAGGCCGCCATTAACCGCAACCGGCAGATGGACACCGCCGGGATTCTCTTAAACGGTAATTTTGGCAAAGGGGATGAGCACATTGTGTGCGGCTACCAGAAGGACAAGCGGCCAGCCGATCGGAAAGCGGCCGATCGGGACCGCAACAATTTTATCCGGCGCCTGAGCTACTGGTGTGAAAAAGAAGGAATAAGGCTTAAATGGTTTGCCGTGACCGAGGTCGGAAAGCGCGGGGCACTCCATCACCATTTTGTTATTACTGGTGGACTGGCACCAAAGAAGCTTAACGAGCTATGGCCATACGGCCGGGTGCACATTACGCCGCTGGAAGAAAACGGCGATTATACCGAGCTGGCCGAGTACCTTATAAAAAAGACCGACTGGGAATATGCGCACATCGAAGAAATGAAAGGGCGGCGCCGATTTAGCACCAGCCAGAATTTAGTAAGGCCAAAGCCAAAAACCAAACGGAGCAAAAGAAAGCAGATCGACACAAACCCGAAGCCCTGGAAGGGATATTACATCCCAAAAGAAAGCATTTACCAAAGCAAGGACCAGTACACCGGCGCGGACTATATTACATACCGCATGGTGAAGCTGGTACCCGATTTTACATACCGGGAAAAATACCGGAAAACAAAAAGACAGAGGAAATAAAAAAAGCAAATATAAGCAGTTGGCAATTTTTGATTTATAGAGGAGTAAATATGGGAGCCAATAAAAATTTAAGGATACTGCGGGTGTTCCCGCATAAAACCAGCTACACACCAGACGAAAAAGACCCTTATGTTTATGTCGCAAATGGCCTTTGCCAGGTACCGGCACTGGCGCTGTTCCCGGAATTTGACGAGGTGCACATAAGCTGCGTGTTTACCTGGGACCGGGAATTTTGCCAGAAACTACAATGGCAATTCCGAGGGTTTACAGACAAGCCCGTCAAGCTGGGCGGCCCGGCGTTCCGATCCGACACGCCGGATTTTACGCCTGGGCTGTATGTCCGGGAAGGCGTTACCTTCACATCCCGGGGATGTAAAAACAATTGCCCCTGGTGCATGGTGCCGAAGGTAGAGGGAAAGCTCAAGGAACTACCCATCACGCCGGGAAACATTATTCAGGACAACAATTTTCTCCAGACCAGCCAAGCGCACAAAGATAAGGTCTTTGAAATGTTACAGGACCAGCGTCGAATCTGCTTTAAAGGCGGATTGGAGGCCGACCTCATCGACGACCATTTTATAGAGCATGTAAAAGCGATCCGGCCCCATATAAAAGAACTGTGGCTGGCCTGCGACACCCCGGCATCACTAAAAGCGTTTCAAGGGGCCTGCGAGAAGCTCAGGGACGCAGGCTTTAGCCGGGAGAAAATTAAATGCTACGTGCTCATCGACGGAGACATCGAGGAGAACGAAAAGCGGCTCAGTGCAGTATACAACGCCGGTGCCATGCCTTTCGCGCAGCTCTACCGGGAATACAGCTGGAAAAAGACGACCTACAGCAAGGAAATTGAGAGGTTCGCCCGCTCATGGCAGCGGCCGCCAGCCATCGAGGCACACATGAAGTGCGGGACCGATTTTAGAGAGTTTAACACGTAGGAGGCTGCAATGGCATGTGAAAGCTGCCTGTGTGATACCTGCGCGAACAACGTGGAAGGCATGCACATTACAGCGGAAGAAATACAAGTCGAGTGCTTCGTCTGTGACGAATGCTTTCATTTTGGCCATGACGCGGGAAAAAAGAGCAACCGGCACCAGGAATGCCCCTTATATCGAAAAACAAAATACCATATCAACCAACGGGCGCAGAGAAACCGCCGGAAAATAAAGTTAATTAAGAGTGCAAATTAAGGAGGAGCTATGGAACCAGAAAACCGAAAATTCTTAGGATTAGAGGCCCTTGCCAGCTTTGGGGAAATATGCGCGGCGACCGAAAAAGGGCCGGTGCCATTAATGCCGGAAGCAGCGGGCGTGATATGCCAGAACATTATCGTCGAAAAAGTTGTCGCGAGTAACGGCCGCGTAACCATAAAACTAAACCATGCGCGTCTGAGCAGCGATCAAAAAAGAGCCATCGGCCTGTACCAGGGAAAGAAAAAAGAGAAACATTTTTATAAGAGATAAAGAAAGGGCGCCATGCGAAAGATTGAGTTAATGCACTACCTGTTTGGCACTAAAACAGGTTTCTGTAAAGATTGTAAACATTTCTACCGGAAGCAATACAACGGCACTTATCGGAAATGTGAGGTATACGGCGATTCCTGCGGCGGGGGGACAGACTGGAAAGCAACGTATATGGCTTGCGGGTTGTACCCAGACGTGCCTTACAATGGCAGGAAGGTTGTCGAGCTGGCTAAGCGTGGAAAAACAAAGGAATTAGAAAGCCCTCTGGAGGGGCAGATCAAAATGGAGGTTTAAAAAAATGGGAAAGAATTATATGCCTGAAATCGCCCGGATGCTGGGCGTGGAGATTGGGGAGCCGTTTGATGTTTTCGATGAAGATGGAGAGATTAAAGGGTGTGGGCCTTATAGATTTACAGATGAAACAATCGTAAATTGCGATGATGAAGGAGCGCCTATTTGGCTGTTACATTATTTATTATGCGGAAAAAATACCCTCCAAAAACGTCCGTGGAGGCCGAAAGCGGGCGGGAGGTATTGGCTTGTTTTTGCTGACGGGAGTGTGGAACAGTTCGGCTTCATCATAGGAGACACAGGCGACCTTGCCCGTCTGAACATGGGGAACTGCTTCCCGACCGAAGAGGCAGCCTTGGCAGCAGTGCCCGAAATGTTGGCGAAATTCGAGGAGATCAAGAAGGGGGTGCGGGAGTGATGGATACAAATACCTATTGGAGTTTTAACCGTATCGGTGATGACTGCTGGGTCCACGATTTGTGTGACACCAAAGAAGAGGCAGAAACCATTGGGCGTACCTGGGCAAAGGAAAATGGACTTAGTGCGTTTATGGTCGGGAAGTGCGAGCCTATCCCCATTCCGATAAAAATTGACATTGACAGTCTGTTTGAAATGCTGGACGAAGATTATTTTAATGAAGCCGAAATGGATGATTATGACTTTTGCCCATATTGGGACAGTAGAACGCCAGAAAACGCAAAACACAGAGAACGGTTGAGCACAAAAATAACAGAAGCACTAAAGGAATACGTGGAGGCCGCAAAAATAACAGGTAGTAATTATAGGGTTACGAGCACATACAAAATAGGGGTAGAAAATGACAAAAGAACAGATGCTTGAACAAATAACAAAGGAAGTAAAACAAGGCGAAAAATGGCCTTGCGAAAAATGTGCATTTATATGGGGCTGTACCGGCTTCCACGTCGGGAAGTTTAACTGCAAAGTGATAAAAAGCGATGTGGTACAGGTAAAAAATAAAGACGATACATTTTTGAAATGCGAATTGGGCGTCTATCGCCATATGCAGCAAGAACAGGAGGCAGAAAAGTGTCTGGAGCCATTAGAGGAACCGTCGGAACCCTTACAAAAGGAATAATGCAGTTATCCGGAGATGCTTCACCGCCAGTAGAAGCACCGGTGAAAATTATGTATCCAGTTGGAGGAGACACCTGGAGCATACAGCTTTTTAATGTCCAGATTACATTGTTACGGACATCGCATATGCAAGTAAGCTGTTTAATCGGAGCAAACCGTTTCCCTTGCGAAATAAAAGATAACAAAGAAAAAGGAACATGGAGCATCACAATAAGGGGGATCGGTCTGTGGCTAAAGCTCAAACGCATGGACATTGTAACGACCATTGGAAAGGAAGGGCTGGGATGAAATACAAGAAAAATAAATTTATGGTCAGCGATCCGGAAAATAAAGTGATCTTCATCGGAACAGTTGATGAAATCGCGAAATACTTAAAAATAACCGTGAGACAGGTGCGCTATGGCATTGTAAACCAGGACAATCCGAAATACATGGAAAAATATGGCCGCCGGATTTGTCCGGCTATTGTAGAGGTGAAAAGCAATGCCGGGAGCTATGCAGAGTACGTCAAAAATAATTTGGAAAACGAAAAGGCTGATTTTACCGTTGTGCCGTGTAAGACCGGCGGGATCGACGTATTGGCCATCAAGGTAACGCGCCGCCAGGAAGGAGACGGACCAAGAAATAAGAAGTCCATTAAAACAATGGCCATCGTACCGCCATTTGACAAGTGGGAGTATTCACTGCTGGTCCTGGCCGCCAAGATTAATCGGGATATGGGGTGCCATTGTGTATAAGATCTGTGCATACTGTGGAAAAAAATTTGATGCAAGCCAACGACCGCCAAAGGCAAAGTATTGTACTGTGGAGTGCTCAGACGCGATGATAAGACAAAGATCAAGAGCGTATCAAAGGCGAAAAACGAAAGAAAAACAGGAAAAACGCGGGGAAATGCACTGCGTTGTCTGCGGAAAGCCATTAGGGACATACAACCCACATAAAAAATATTGCGATGCCTGCAAAGTCGAACATGAAAAAGAGCGGCAACGCCAAAAATACGCGTGCGGTAACCAAACGATCTTTCAGAAGCCAAAACAAAGAAGAACAGTCCAAAAGACAAACCTTGCAGACGTAGAGGAAAAAGCCAGGAAGGCGGGCCTGTCCTATGGCCAATACATGGCCATTCAAAGAATGATTGAAATGGAGGGCAAGAAATGAGAATCATCACACAAAGAGGGTGGGAATCCCTGGAATTTAGTCAGGTAAGCCTGGAAATTATGGAAAAAACAGAAGACACCTGTGAGATTATCGCCAAAGGCCAGGACTACCGACAGACCGTTATCGGCGAATATGACATAAACGATGTAGACAGGCAGTTTGCCAGTATCCATGCGGAATATGAAGCGGGATGTTTGGTTTACTGGATGCCGGAAGCATAGAAAGGGGAAAGAGAAATTGAACAAAAAAACCGTATTACAAGAACGCGAACAATTAAAAAAGGTGTATGGCCAGCCGATGGCCATCAGTGAGATTAACGCCCGGGATGGAAAAATGGTCATTGTGGCCGATCATACAGGCCGTTTTGAACCCGAGTACCATTTAGTCCAGGCAGGCCGGAACCTGCTGGTGAATCGCCGGGGATCGTGGAAATACAGGGACATTAAGAAAGGGTATTGCAGTGTCTACCTTCCGTTAGCCGACGAATACAATCTTATGGCCGTATATAGCAGAGGTAAGAAAAATGCAAAAGACACTGTACAATGAGGAGTATTTTGTCGAGCACTACCCCGATTATACCGCCGGGGAGGCCATCCACCGAGCGGACCAGGAGCGGGCGCGCGAAACAAAAAAAGCCCTGGAGAAAAAAGAAAGAAACCGCCGGGCCAGAAGAAAACGGCAGAAGCGGCGACATAAAAAGCAGCAACGGAAAAGAAACCCGCAATACAACCGCAAAGGCGGGGTATGGCACGCAGATCAAGGAGGAGAAAAATGATCGGATTTATTTTAGTCACCATTATTTTTGCCGTTAGCATGGCAGGTATACTGCTGTCGATGAGCGGAAAAATAGCGTATACGAAAAAGAGAGGCAGGGCTGTAGCATTTGCGGTCGCTCTCGCCATATCGGCGGTCACTTATTACGCAGCGTCCTGCGTAAATTACATCCAATACTTCCAGAAAATGGCGCAGTACAACGAAAAGAAGGTATACATCGAAGCATACACCCAGGAAAGCGGGCGGTCCTTAAACGACACCCTGGACCAGGTGGCGCTCCAGGTGATGAAGGAGCAGCAGAACGAATGGCGCATTGAAGCCCAGACCAATTACCGCATGTATGGTGATTGGATTGTATTACCGAAAGAAATTATGGACTTAGAGGAAATCAGGTAAGAGGAGAATAAAATGTATATGATCGCAGATAAAAGAAGGCAATGGATAAATACCTTTGCAGAAAAAAGTTCGTGGAAATGCAGCATTTGTAAAAAATCATTTCCGATTCCATATTTCATGCCATTTGATTATTTTTGTTACAGCCTGGTGGCCATATGGTCACAGATCCACATATTCAAAGAGCACCGCGAACAGTTTACGGAGCTGAATAAGGCGAACGCTTTTCTGTATAGTTGTCTGATCATTCCGGCGTTTGTGGCGGGGTGCTTTAACATACTTATAATTTTATTACAGATCCTGCTCATAATCGGCTGCCTGCCGTTTCATCTGTTATTTCAATGGTTGTGGGATTAGAGGAAAGGGAAAAGAAATGGATAAATTCAAAGCGAGTAAAATGGCCCTCGATCGGCTGCGGAAAGCCAGCGAAAGATTGAACATGGAATATATGAAAGGGGGCGTAATTATGCCAAAGGAAGAAGAGAAAGAAAAAAAGATTTACTTTAATCCGTATACACGCAATGAAAAAATATGGATAGATGGCGATACTGTCTATATTGTAAGGCCGGAACACATTGTGGCATCATGCCCGGAAAAGCAAGGCAAAAAAGCGCTGTGTCGATTTGAAAATCATTATTACATGGTGTACCTTGATGACGTAAAAAAGCAAGGGAGAAGCGAAATCACAAAGGTTTGTGCCATCAGCGAAGCGAACGCCAGGCGTTTTCTGAAACGATTTAGCCCAGAAAACTATATTAATCTCTACCAGGACGAACTGGAAATTATTTGGATCTAAGCAATAAAAAAAGGAGCTTGCGCCCCATAAATATAACCACTGTCTTAAGTATAACAAATTGAACAGGAGGGCGCAAGCGTGACAGATCCAACAACCATAAAACAAGAGCTGGCCAGGCTGGACCGGCAGCGCAGAAGGGTATTAGGGTTTCACACCCAGAGTGATGAACGAGAAGGCTGTGTCTACACTGGCAAGCGCAGCGCGCTAAATATGTTCCTAGAATACCAGAAGATCACCGACAAAATGAACGCATTGCGCGACGAGCTGTTAAGCATGGTTGAATCCTTTGAGGAGCTGGAAGAAAAGGTCATCTTCCTGGTAGATGTATACGGCATGGACCAGCGGGAGGTGGCAGAGTACCTACAATATAGCTATGGATACATCCGCAATATCTACAGCAAAAACAAGAAATTAATTGTGGACGAGTAAAAGATGTGACAATTTATGTGACAAATAATGTGACAATCTGGGTTCGTTTTTAGATAATAATATGCTATACTGGCGGTAACAGGATTCTATAAAGACCATAGGCAGAGATGCCGTGGTCTTTTTTGATACCCAAAAAAGAAGTTGTATCAATCATTTGGAATAAAAGGATACTTGCAAAAAGGATTTGATTTTGTTCCTTGCCAAGTAGAGGAACAAGGCAGACAGGGAGGGAGGATGGATACATAAGCCTTAAGAAACTATGTCCCATATGCCATAACATTATGGGGATGGAGCAGGAAGTATGCGATGCCTGCCAGGCCAAAGGCAGGAGCCGGAACAAGGCCAGGCACAAAGCAAAGCAGGAACACCGGCAAGACCTGGAGCTGCAAAAGATTTATAAGACAGATCGCTGGCGAAAGGTCCGGCAGCTGGCACTGGATCGCACAGGTGGGCTGTGTGAGCAATGTTTAAGAGAAGGCTTCGTGAACTATGCGGACGATGTGCACCACAAGGTCCCGCTGCGTCTGGATCCGTCGAAAGCCTATGATCTGGAAAACCTCCAGCCGCTTTGCCGGGCGCACCACCGCCTGGCTGATGCCGAGCTGCAGAGGGCAGGGGGTACCAAGAAAGTATAGCTGAGACCGCCATCGGTCCCATTTCCCCTGCTGTGTAGAAAAAACTCCCCAATCAAGTTTTTTTGGAGCACCAAAAAATAAAAGGGACGATTTTAAAACAACAAAAATCATAAAATGATGTAGCATTGAATGAAACCAGTAAAAGCACCTATTTGACGGTGCTTTTTTGATGCAAAAGAAAGGAGGCGGCCATGCCGAAACAACGGGAACCCCTGGCACTGATCGAGGCCAAGGGCAAAAAACACTTGACCAAGGCCGAGGCCGAACAGCGGCGCAATAGCGAGGTGGAGGCACCGGCCAACAATATCCGCGCGCCGAACTACCTAAACGATGAAATGAAGCAGGCGTTTGACGAGATCGCAAAGGTTCTGGTGGACATTGGCATTATGACCGATCTTGACTGTGACGCCCTGGGAAGGTATATCGTGATGGAATACCAGTTTCGGGCAGTGACTAAAAAAATGATGAATATGAAAAACATCACCGACCGATACATCGACTATTCCAAACTGCAGAGCAATTTCTTTAAGAACGCCCGGGCCGCCGCAAGCGACCTGGGTCTTTCCATTTCGTCCAGGTGCAAGCTGGTCGTGCCAAAGGAACCGGAGAAGCCGCAAAACAAATATATGGAGTTCCTGAACAATGGCCGTTGACCGCGTAACAGCCTACTGCCACCGGATCCTAAACGAGGAGGAACCAGCGGGGCGTTTGGAAAAGCTGGCCTGTAAGCGGCATCTGGCAGACATGGCCAGAGCAGAGGACCCCGCCTTTCCCTACTGCTTTGATGTCGAAAAGGCCGCCCACATTATCCAATTCGCGGAAACCCTCACGATTCTGGAAGGTTACGAGCGCAGGCCTTTAAGGCTGTTCCCGTTCCAGGCTTTTATCCTGGGTTCCTTAAACGGCTGGGTGCGGAAAAACAACGGTTACCGCCGGTTTCGTTCGTCTTATATCCAGCTGGGAAGGCAGAACGGAAAGAGCCTTTTAAACGGGATACTGAACGCCTACTATGGTAATTTTAGCGGGTATCAGTATGGGCAGATCTACTGCGTGGCCACTAAAAGAGACCAGGCGAAAATTGTCTACAACGAAACTGTGAAATTTATCCGGGCAGATCCGGAGCTGGAGGAACTCTTTAAAATTAAAGAGTACACTTCGGAAATTGAGTGCCTGCTGACGCATTCCCTGATTAAGGCCCTGAGCAAAGACACCAGCAGCATTGACGGCTTCCGTCCATTGCTGGGGATCGTCGATGAATACCATGCCCATAAGACAAACCAGATGTATAAACTGCTGGAAGGCGGCCAGAAGCGCATGGCCGAAAGCCTTATATCGGTCATCACGACCGCGGGCTTTGACCTGGACAGCCCATGCCATGAAATGTATGAGGACTGCGTGGGCGTTCTGGAAGGCGTCTTTTCGATGGACAGCCGCTTTATTTTCATTACCCAGATGGACGAAGAGGATGACTGGTGGAGCGTTGAAGGGCTGCTGAAAGCCAATAAATCCCTGATCGGTGAAGATGAAATGATTAAGAACACCATGGAGATCGGGGAGGCGGCCAGAAGAAAGCCCAACAGCCGGGACTATATCGACTATGTCACAAAGCAGTTAAATATCTGGCTTGAGTTTAGCGATGACCAGTATCTTTCTGCCAAGGATTGGAAAAAAGGCGCGACGGATCTGACCCTGGAAGATTTCAGAGGCCAGCACTGCGTTGTGGGTCTTGACCTGTCCAGCGGCGGGGATATGACCGCCTTTGTGCTCATCGTCCCTTTTACGGACGAAGGCATTAAAAAGTATTTTCTCCATGCCCAGAGCTATATCCCTAAAAAGAAAGTAGAGGAGCACATAAAAAGTGACCTGGCGCCCTATGACCTGTGGGTCCGTAATGGTCTCCTGACCGCGACGGCTACCAACGACGGGGTTAAAAATGACTACCATTTTATTCTGGCAGAGCTGGAAGCCCTGGCGAAAAAGTACGATCTGACCATTGATCTGATCGGCTACGACCCCCACAATGCGGATGCTTTCCTGGTGGATCTGGAAGAAATTGCCGATTGTGTGGAGATATACCAGGGACCCAGGTATATTTGCGATGCCACGGAGGACTTCCAGCTGGAGGCTAAGGCGGGCCATGTGCTGTATAACCGAAACAGCGAGCTGCTGACCTGGAGCGTGACCAACGCCAAGGTGATCAGAAACGCCAACGGCGAAATGAAAATTGACAAGTTTAAGCGCGGCAAACGGATCGACCCCGTGGATGCTGCCATTGATGGCCATAAATTAATTTTTAAACAAGAAAAAAGCTTTGATATGGAGAGCGCAACGCAGAAATATCTTGAAAGGTATGGATAGGAGGAAGATATGTGAGTTGGACAAAGAAATTATTTAAGGCAGCCGCCACCCAGACGCCGCAGCCTGTGGACCTGCAGAGTGACCAGCTGCTTAAATGGCCGGGCATTGAAAGACAGGATCAGCGGCCAATAAACGAGTGTACTTATTACACTTGCTTAAAAATGCTGGGGGAAACGCTGGCCAAGCTGCCCCTGAAACTGTACCGGGATGGGCCGAACGGCATTGAAAAGGCTGAGCCAAACAGCGCGTACAAGCTGCTGCGGATACGCCCGAACCCCATCATGACGCCCACCATTTTCTGGTCCAGCGTGGAAAATAACCGGAACCACTACGGCAATGCCTATGTTTGGATCCAGCGTGAATTTACGCGCAAGAAATACGGCGGTGAAATGGAAGTCAAAGGCTTCTGGATCATGCCGTCAAAAAACGTTCAAGTCCTGATCGACGACCAGGGCTTTTTTGGAAACGTGGGAGCGCTTTGGTACGTCTACAGCGATGACTACACCCACCGGCAATATGTTTTCAGCCAGGACGAAGTCCTGCATTTTAAGACGTCCATGTCCTTTGACGGGATCCTGGGCCTGCCGGTCACCGAGATTTTAAAAATGACCATCGACGGGGCGCTGGCCGGACAGCAGTACATTACCAACAGCTACAAAGAAGGCATGACCGCCAAGATGGCCATGGAATATGTCGGGGAGCTGAGCGATAAAACCGTCGGCAGCGTTCTTGAGAGCATTGGGAAAAAATCATACGGCCCCAAAAACGCCGGGAAGATTTTTGATATTCCGCCAGGCTTTTCCTTAAAGCCCGTGGAAGCCAAGCTGACCGACAGCCAGTTTTTCGAGCTGCGCAAGTACACAGCTTTGCAGATCGCCGGGGCTTTTGGTATAAAGCCGAACCAGATAAACGACTATGAAAAGAGTAGCTACAGCAATTCTGAGATGCAGCAGCTTTCTTTTTACGTTGACACCGAGCTGTTTATCCTGAAACAGTATGAGGAAGAACTGACGTATAAAACATTGACGATGCCCGAAATGGAAGGCAACACCTATTATAAATTTAATGAAAAAGCCATTCTGCGGACCGACAGCGAAACACAGGCCAGAATATTGACATCCTACGTGAACAATGCCGTGTATAAACCGAACGAAGCCAGGGATACTCTGGACATGCCGATTGCCGAGGGTGCGGACATCTTGATGGCCAACGGCAACTATATTCCGCTGACCGACGTCGGGAAGCAGTATAACAGAGGAGGTACCAATGAAATTAAAACTGAATAACGGCAGCATTGAAATCCGAAACCAGACAGACACAGCGGCCGACCTGTATTTTTACGGGGATATTGTGTCCGACAGCTGGCAGAGCTACTGGTACGATGAGGACAAATGTCCACAGGACGTGGCGGATGTTCTGAACAGCATCGAAAAAAACGCTGCCCTGAATATATACATCAATTCCGGCGGCGGCGATGCCTTTGGGGGGATTGCCATTTATAACCTGCTCAAGCGCCATCCGGGTCAGAAAATCGTCCGCGTGGACGCTTTGGCGGCCAGTGTGGCGTCTGTGATCGCCATGGCCGGTGATCGGATCATCGTTCCGAAAACAGCACAGCTCATGGTACATAAGCCCTGGGGCTACCAGATCGGCAATGCTGACGAAATGCGCAAGGCAGCCGAGGCCCTGGACGCCTGCCAGGAAAGCATCATGGCCGTATATATGGAAAACGCAGCCGAGGGCGTGGATCGGGAAACCATCGAAACCCTGGTCAATGCGGAAACCTGGCTGACCGGCGAACGGGCCGCGCAGTATTTTAATATCGAGGTTGAGGAGGGCGTGAACATGGCCGCCTGCTGCGACAGCGCATACTTTAACCGATATAAAAATGTACCGGCAACACTGGCACAAGCCGAAACACCGGAAAATGAGCCAGAGGAAAACGAAAAGCCGGACCGGGAAGTGGTCATACCCATTGACCAGATCGCTGAGGCGATTCTGGCAGCAATGGAGGAAAAAGAAAAAGAAGCAAAAGAACAAAAAAGGGCAGATTTTGAAGCCCGTAAAAAAGCGATTTTAGAAGATTTGGTTTAGGCCAGGTCTTTTTTAATACCAATTTTAGGAGGAAAACAACATGTCGAACGAATTAAAGCAGTTATTAGCCAGCATTAACGCCAAGAAAGAACAGGTAAAAGACCTGTGCGAAATCGGAAAGCTGGAGGAAGCCCAGGAAGTCAAAGACGCCATGAAAAAGGAACAAAAGCAGTTTGATTTACTTTATGACCTGGAAGATAAAAAGAAAGACGGCATCCCGGTAAACACCCAGGAACCCATCACGCAAAAACCCAGGGATTCCGTACACGTATTTGCCGAAGCCGCCCGCGCCGGTTTCCCTAAAAACCAGATGAGCGAAGGCAGCGACCCGGACGGCGGGTATACGGTCCCCCAGGACATCCAGACACAGATCAATGAGTTAAGGGAAAGCAGAGATTCACTGCGTGAACTCGTCACCGTCGAAACCGTTAAGACCTTGAGCGGATCCCGCGTATTTAAGAAACGCACCCAGCAGACCGGTTTTACAAAGGTCAGCGAAGGGGCGGCCATCGGCGAGAAGGACACCCCGCAATTCAAAATTTTGGAATACAAAATTGAAAAATACGCCGGTTATTTTGGTGTGACCAGTGAGCTGTTAGCCGACAGCGACCAGTCCATCACCGAAACCTTGACCAAGTGGATCGCTGACGAAGGGCGCGTCACCGACAACAAGCTGATTCTGGAGAAGATTAAAACTAAGGCGGCGACCGACCTGAAAGATTTGGATGGCATCAAGACGGCTTTAAATGTCACGCTGGATCCTGCCTTTAGACAGACCGCGGTCATCGTGACCAACCAGGACGGTTTTAATTACTTGGATACTTTAAAGGATAAGGACGGGGCCTATTTATTGCAGCCGAACCCGCTGGATCCAACCAGCAAAATGCTGGTCGGAGTAAGGGTCAAGGTCGTTTCCAATAAGGATCTGCCTTCCGATACCACCACCACCGCCGGAAGCACCATCCTGCCGCTTATTATAGGCGATCTGAAAGAGGGGATTGTGCTGTTCGACCGCCAGCACTTAAGCATTTTAGGCTCCAATATCGCAATCGACGCCTTTGTGAAGGATCTGACCTATTTCAGAGCCATTGAGCGCCTGGATGTTAAAAACCGTGATGATGAGGCGTATATTAACGGGACCATTACGGTTAAAAACCCCGTTTCTGCATAAGGAGTGTTAAATGGCCGACGAAAATTTGATGATTAAGGTAGAGGCGGCCAAAAGCTTTTTACGCGTGGATTACAACGACGATGACGATTATATCCAGGAGCTTATAAAAGCTGCTGAAAAATATATCGGAGGGGCGATGGACCGACCCGTCAACCCGGAGGACCCGCGCGTGCTCCTTCTTTGTAAAGTGCTGGTCAAGGACTGGTACGATAACCGGAACTTTATGGCCAGACAGCCAAGCGAGAAGGTACGGCATACGGTTCAAACCATCTTAACGCAGATAAAATACGAAACGAGCGAAAGCGGGACAGGATAAATGGATGTACGCATAAAGATTATGAAGGAAGTAAAGCCGCTGCGGGTGGACGGAAAGCCCGTCCCCCAGCAGCCCATTGTGTTCCGGGAACCATGGGCGAAAATGCGAAAAGTCCAGTCCGGCGAGGACCATGCCGACTACGATGCCAAACTGAACCGCCTGATCGCCTTTGAAGTCCGGTATTGTAAGAGCATGGAGGAAATGATGGACCTAAAGCCTTTTTACGTGGTGTTTAAGGGCCGCCGGTACAACATCGAAGATATTGACTTTGGCAATTATGGAAAAACAAAGGTCACCCTGACCTGTAAGGCGGTGAGTTGATGAAGATCACAACGGAGTTTGAGGGATTAGAGGATCTCCAAAGAAAAATTGTTGAGATCGGCGGGGATAGGCTTCTGCGCGATATTAACAAACGAATTATCAAAGAAGGACAGGAACAGGGCGCGAAACTGGCAAAGCCAAGCTTGCCAAAGTCTGCGGATCATTCCGAATCCGGACCAAAGCGAAAAAGCAACAGCTACCGAAAAACGCCGCAGGGCCACGCCGCTGATAATATTCCCATTGGAGACATCACCACGCGCAAAGAGCAGGCTTCCGGAACCATTGGATGGACGCCGGGAGACACCAGTGAACACTTTTACGAAAAATTCCCAATATATGGTGTTCCTGGACACATTGAGGCACAAGTGGGATTTGAACAGGTAGAGGATAACGTCCAGCGGTTTATCGACCGTATGGGAGAAGCCGAGTACCTGCGGCTGTTAAAGGAGGCCATCGAATGACCCTGAGTGATCATATTTTTAAAATATTGGCAGAGGCCGGCATATCCGAAACCTATGAGAGCTGGTATAAACAGGATATTGACAAGACACATCTGGTTTTCCAGCAGATGAGCGAAACGCCGGCGGACTATTCCGATGGCCATTATGAAACGCTGCTCCATGATTACCGCTTTGACGTTTTCTCCAAAGACTTAAATGACGCCGAGCAGATGAAAAAAGAAGCCCGCGCGGCACTGGAGGCCGCAGGCTTTATCTGGCAGGGAACACAGTACGAATACGATTCAAAAATTCGCTATTATCACAGTAGCAGTAAATATCTTTTAGAGGAGGTAGCAAATTGAGTGCACCCGAAGTAAAAATTAAACAGAAGTCAAGGACCAGGAACCTTTTCGGGATCCAGGTCGCGCCGATTATTCAAAACGATACAAGTGCTTATAAGGCCGGAGCTAAAATTGACCTGGCCGGAGCCATTACCATGAAGCTGACCGAAAATTACAACACTGAAAATTTGTATAGTGACGGCAACGTCGAGGAGCCACTGGGACAGTTTATCGACGGGGACGGAGAAATGGAGATCAACCGTCTGGCACCACAGGAAAGAGACATTCTCTTAAACCAGACCTTTAAAAACGGCTTTTTAATGAAGTCCGCAGATGATACGCCCCAGGAGCTGGCACTGTCCTTTATTTCCGAGTTGAAAGACGGCCTGCTGGAATTTACACAACTGTACGCCGTTATCTTTAACCAGGGCGATGAGATCACTTATAACACAAAAGCCGAGAAGGTAGAAACAACCACCAATACCCTTAAGTTTAAATACTATGGTCGTAAATACGTTAATGTGGTCGATGGCAAAAGAAAGCATTTCCACTCACTAGTCCTTGATGAGGAGCAGATGTTGGAGGAATACCGGGACGCTAAGGCAGCCATTGACAATTGGATGACCGCTGTACAGGAACCTGTCTTGAATGCAAGCACTCCAGCCACCGGCCTGACCCTGACCAGCGCCGCCGGTACCACAAGCGGAAAAACCGCGGTAACTGTTACGCCGGACAAAGCCAGCGGAAACAGTTACCGCTATAAAACGGGTGTGGCTGTGGCCATGCCTGCATTAAGCGCAGACCTGACCAGCTGGGAAGCGTGGGACGGCACCGCAAATATTGAAGCAGCCACCGGAAATGATCTGGTGATTGCAGAGGTGGACAGCAGCGGAAAATGTAAGAAGGCCGGAAAAATCGTGGTAACGGCAAAAGCATAGGAGGGGAAACATGGAAATTAAGTTATGTGGGAAAAAATATGACTGCGGCCATCTGAGCATTGAAAAATACCACCTGCTAAATGATACGTTGGAAAGTTTTGGCGAGTGTGAAATGTTCAAAAATCCTTATACCGCTGAAATGACAGAGAAAGCTGCAGAAACCTTAAGCGCCATTACGGATAGGCAGCTAACCAAAGAGGATATTTTGGAAAAGGGAGATTTTGTGGATGTCCTCCTGGCATTTCGTACCATTCAGGCAGAAGCACTGGCAAAATTCAATAACGCCGCCACGGAAATTGAAAAACATTTTTTTCCAAAAGGCGGAGACGAGGAAACATCACCGCCAGAGAACTAATCCAGTATTTTAAAGATGGCGAGCCATTAGCCACCTTTTTTGATGAGATGGAAACTGACCTGACTACCTATTTTGAAAGGCTTTTGTTTATCGGAAAGATCCTGGATATTTTTACCGAAAAAACAAAAGCCTTTAATTATCTGGTAGACGGGCCACCAGTCCAAAAGAAAGAAAGCGTGCTGAAAGGAATCCTTGAAGAACGTGGCTATACAGTAACAGCGCCGACACATGAAAAATATGAGGATGTTCAGATTGCCAACATCCAGTTTTTTCTTATGTATTCGATCAACCATTTAAACAACAGCTATACCGAAGCCATTAACACCGACTTTCTGGATTTACAGGATGCGGTGATCTACGACTTTAAAAATCGGTTAAAGGAAGGAGGCGGTTAAAATATCCAGTGCGATCTTAAGGGTAGGGGCTGATATTAAGGATTTTAATAAAGCCACCAAAACCATGCAGCAGGAAATGAAACTGCTGAGTTCCGAATATAAAAGCGCAGCCGCTCAGGCGAAAACGACCGGATCCGCGTTTGATCAGCTGAGCGCCCGGCAGGAAAATTTAACCCAAAAGGTTGAGCTGGGCGGACGCCAGGTTGACACACAGAAAAACCGGATCCAGACCCTGGAGGGGGTTCTCACCAAGCAAAAGCAAACCCAGACCGATCTGGCGGCCAAGGTGGAGCTAACAACAAAAGCCTATGAAAAGGCTGTAGCAGAATACGGTAAAAACAGCACCGAGGCCCAGGATTTAAAGGGTGAACTGGAAAAGCTGGAGAAGCAGCAGAAGCAAAATGAAAATGCCATTGACACGACCAGCAAAAAGCTCAACACAGCCAAAACGGATCTAAACAATGTATCCGCTGAACTGGCTGATAATGAGCGGGCATTGGAAAATGTCAACAAAGAAATCGCCAATTTTAAAATTGATGAAGCCACCAAAAAACTGGACGGTTATTCCGCCAAGCTAAGCAGCTTTGGAAAGGAAATGACCACAAAGGTGACCCTGCCAATTGCAGCAGCGGGTACCGCAGCCGGTAAGCTCTCCATTGATTTTGAAACTGGAATGGCAAAAATTAACACCATTGCCAAGCTGCCACAGGGTGAACTAAAAAATCTAAGCAATGGAATACTAGAAATATCCGACGATTCCGGCGTGGCGGCAAAGGATCTGGAGGAAGGCTTTTATCAGGCTCTTTCTTCTGGCGTCGAAGTAACCGGGGATGCGTCATCCGCCCTGGCCTTTATGGACAGCAACGCCAAACTTGCGAAAGCGGGTTTTTCGGATCTGTCCACCACAGTAGATTTAACGACCACGGTTATTAATGCTTATGGCAAAAGCCAGGATGAAGTCAACAAAATTTCAGATGTTCTAATAAAAACCCAGGATTTAGGTAAAACAACCGTCGCAGAGCTGGGAAGCAGCATGGGCAAGCTGATCCCGACCGCCAAAGGCGTGAATGTCGAATTTGAGCAAACCGCCGCTGGCATGGCTCTGCTGACTAAAAACGGGATCGCGACCGCCGAAGCCACCACCTATTTTAACAGCATGTTAAACGAAATGGGGAAATCTGGAAGCAAGGTGGACGGGATTCTTCGGGAGATCTCCGGAAAATCCTTCCGCGAGCTGATGGATTCCGGCAAAAGTGTGGGTGAAGTGCTGTCCGATCTGGTTGGATACGCTGATGCCAACGATTTGGCCTTATCGGATCTGTTTGGATCTGTGGAAGCCGGAAAAGCGGCAATGGTTCTGGCCACCAATGGCGGGCAGGATTTTAATGCCATGTTATCCGAGATGGAAGGCGCAGCCGGTTCAACCGACGCAGCCCTTGAAAAAATCGAAAACACCACCGGAGAAAAATTAAAAAAGAGCTTTAATAAGCTCATGAACGCCGGTATCAAATTTGGGGATGTATTAGCCCCTGTCATTGCTGATGTGGCCGATATTGTTTCTGATTTAGCCGATTCTTTGAGCGGTATGGATGAGGGTACAAGGAAGGTCGTTGTCGGTATGCTGGCCTTTGTGGCAGCCATTGGGCCGGTTTCTTCCGGATTAGGAAAGATGACTGGTGGACTGTCCAGCATGATTAAATTTGCCGGGAAAGCCGGTAAACAGCTAGGGATACTTAAAACCGGGGGCGAAACGGCCGCCGGAGGTGTTGCAAAATTAACGGGTGGAATAAAAACATTATTACCTTCTCTGGGGAGCGCATCCAGCTCAGCGGGTACGGCAACCAGTGCGATAGCTGGAGTAGGTGCCGGAACCGTAGCACTCGCTGCTGCCATTCCAGCAACGATTGGAGTATTGGGCAGCTGGTATGAACACAACATTATGGTTCGGGATGGTTCTCAGGCTGTTATTGATAAATCCAGTGAGTTGATTAATAAGACCAGTGAACTGAATCAAAGTATTCAAGGCAGCATGGAACAGCGCCAGGGAAGTTTACAAGCAATTCAAGATGAGGTTAGCCTTAACCAGGGGCTGGTGGATGAGCTTTTCAGATTAAATGAACAATATGGCGGAACAACGCAGGCAAAAACTGCAATGCAGCCTGTTATTGATAATTTGAATGGAAAGATCGCAGGCCTGAATTTAAATATTGATGAAGAAACCGGAAAATTAAGCATGACCCGGGAAGAAATTCTCAAGGTTATTGAAAGCTATAAACAGCAGGCTCAGGCTGCGGAAGCCTATAAACAGATTGAACAAAATACCGAGGATCTATCATCAGCAACGAAAAATTATAATGACTTAGTGGCTAACGGACAAAGTATACAGGAACAACAAGCGTCGATCCTGAAGGAACTTGAAGAAAAGTACGCCAACGTTCGGAGTGAACAAGAACGATCAAAAATGATTGTTGATGAATATGCCTGGCGCACCAATGACCTGACAAAACAGCAACTTGACAATAACAAAGCGCTTGAAGATGCCGCTGGAAAAGTCAATGGTCTTCGTGATGAGCAATCACAGCTCATTGCACAAGTTAGTGGAGAACCGGCTCAGGCGGCTGAAAAGGTAAAAGCAGATCTTTACAAAGCCGGGGGTGACGGTATCCAGAAATACATGGACGGCATAAATGCGAAATCTCCAGAGCTTAACGCGACCGCGGACCAAGTAGCGCAGAATGCCGCCGGTACCGCAGGGTCTGAAACCAATAAAATGTCCTGGCACACCGTCGGCGGTTCGCTGGGTGAAGCATTAGGCTGGGGTTATTGGTCGAAAAATACGGATATTACAGCAAAGGCAGATGCCAGCGCTCAGAATGCCGCAAACGCAATTGATCAGCATCGCAATCAATTCAGCTCTATAGGCGGTGTTTTAGGCGGCAATTATGCAGGTGGATTAAGGGAAAAGCAAGGAGAAGCAGGAAACGCTGGGGGCGCTCTGGGACAAGAAGCAGCAAACCGGGCAGGAGCCATCGACATGTACGGACAAGGCCGGGCCGGAGGTGACAGTTTTGCCAGCGGTTTAGGATCTGCCTTGCAGTGGATCTCAAACATTCATATTCCGGCGCCGCATTTTGTTCAAACTGGATCACGCAAAATTTTAGGCATGAGCATTCCGACCTTTAATGTCAGCTGGTGGTCATCCGGTGGGATTTTCCCACAAAGAACCTTAATCGGTGTGGGTGACCGCAATAATGGATCCGGAAACAACGCAGAAGCGGTTATCCCATTAGACCAGATGTATACACGTGTCGAGAATATTTTCAGGCGGGTAACAATGGAGGAACAAACAATTAACACGCCCGAGAACAGGCAGCAAATAAATATTACGTTGCCGGTATATCTAAATGGCGAGGTAATCGCAAAGGAAATGTTTACCATTGTCGGAAACGAGCTTGCCATGACCAAAAGGAGGGTGCGATGAAAATAGAAAACATTGATATTAATGTGTTTGGAGCAAAGCTTCTGAGCAGTTTCTACACCGATACCGAATTTGTAAACAGCAGTAATGAGTGGCTGCGCTATGGACTGCTCCCTTTTTGGGGACCGGTCGAAGTGAAATTTAAAACCCTGAGTGTCGAGCTGTATTTCAAAGCAGAGGACAAAGAAACGCTGGAACATAATATAAGTAATTTCCTATCAAAATTGACGGGATCAAGGGCAATTGAACTGCCTGACCGACAAAATAAGTTTATGGGAATGCTGCAGGACAAAGAAATAACCGATACCGTCAAACCGCTGGTAAAGCGGTACCAGTTACAGTTTGTCGGCTACGAATACGGTGACCAACAAACCGAAACCCTCAACCGGGTGACCACCAAAACCATCAACGTTCCCGGAAACGCCCTGACCCCTTGCATCGTGGAGATCACCCCGGCGGCCGACATCCCGGACCTGACCATCACGGGCCTGGGATATGACCCGCAGAAGGACACGAACCAGCCCATCAAATTTACCAAGATTCAAAAAAGTGGCCAGAAGGTGATTGTGGACGGAGAAAAAGGCCTGGTCACTTTGGCTGACGGCACCAACAAATATGGGGACACAGACCTATGGCTGTTCCCCAGACTGCGGCCAGGCGCCAACACCATCACCGTGTCACGAAACAACGTGGATATCACATTGCGGTACTGTCCGCGATTCATTTAACAGGAGGAGCACATGTGGGTATCGAAAGCACAGTATTTGGCAATCCTTGAGGAATTAGAGCAACTGAGGGGCGAGCTGAGCAATGTCGACCGGAAATGTGAGCGGCTGAAAACACTCATCTTTGATGAGGAAGCCCGCGAGAGTGAAAAAAGTCTCGAACACTATCTTCAGCAATTTATTCAAGAATCGGACGAAAAAGAAAAACAAGAATGCCTTGAAACACAGGTGACAGGTGGTGCCTGTACGATGTCAAGTATTTTGACACAAGACAATTTAAAGATTAAAGCCGAAAAAGCTTTTACTCGCGGAAAGTATTCCGCAAGTGCCATTTATAAAGATGGCGAGATCGTCAGCCTGACGATCATAAAAAATGAATCAAAAAGGAGAAAAACAAAATGTTAAAAGTAACTGAAAGAAGAACAGTAAAAATGACAGGAGTAACCGAGATTAAAACAGACGAAAACGCCGGAACCTTGCAGATCATGAACCGTGAGGCCGAAATCACGGATCGGGGCGGTTTGACCTACAACTCCTATGAGTTGAACCCTGATGCCATCCAGCAGAACGCGGCAACGGTAAACGCCGAGACCGCCGAGTTTTTAGCAAAGATTACCGATATTTTAACCGGAACCGATAAGAATGGAGGACAAGCATAATGGAAATTACAAACAGAGAATTAATTGACATCACCAATGCCTTACAGGCAGCCGCAGAAAAGACCTATCCGGTCCGTGTATCCTTTGCCATTGGAAAGAATTTAAAGGCGCTCAAGGCCGAGTACCAGGACTATGCCGAAACAAAAGCGGCTCTTGGCAAGAAGTACGCCAAACGGGACGAAAAGGGCCAGATCATCCAGGACCCCCAGGGCAACGCTGCCATCCAGGACGGCAAGATGCAGGAATACCTGGAAGAGCTGGACCAGCTTCTGGACGAAAAAGTAACGGTCAACTTCCGCTTGATCGAATTTAAGGACATCGCAAACCGCGAAGATCTTACCGGGAACGACCTGTATGGTCTCCAGATCATGTTAACTGGCGAACCGGAGTAAAAAGAATGAAAGGAGCTGGAGCATATGTTTTTACAGCTCTATAACAGGAGCCACGAAAAGGTGGCTGGGCTGGCCGTAGCAAAAGCCGCCCAGATCGAGAGCGTTTTATCCACGGGCGATAAAACGCTCTCTTTTTCATATCCACTTAACCAGGCTGCCGGGCTGGTCAATGAGGCTTACCTGCGGACCGAAACCGATGAGTTCGTGATCAAGGAGGTGCTGCCGGACAGCACCAACGCCTGGGTGAGCGTCAAGGCCGTTCTGAACGTGGAAGCCCTCCAGGGGCAATGCTGGCCGAAGTTTGAGAGCGTGGAGCAGAAAATAGACGACAGCCTGACCCTGGCCATCGCCGGGACTGGGTGGACCATTGGCAGCTGCACAGTCACCAAACGGCGGACCATCCGGAAAACCGGGTGCAGCACCTGGGAGATCATCAGCCAGGCTAAAAAGACTTACAACTGTGACATCTGGTTTGACAGCCTGGAAAAGAAAATTCACATTGCCGAAAAGCGGGGCGAGGATAAGGGAGCCTATTTTACCGACAACTTAAATCTTAAGCGCCTGGCCATTCAAAGCACCAGCTACGATTTCTGTACCCGTATCCGCGCCGAGGGAAAAGACGGCCTGACATTCGCAGACATCAACGGCGGCAAGAACTACGTGGAAAACCACCAGTACAGCGACAAGAACCTGGAAATCTACTGGAAGGACGAACGCTACACGGTGGCCGAAAGCCTCAAGGAGGATGCCGAGGCAAAGCTTAACGAACTCAGTAAGCCCGTGGTGGCCTACTCCGGGGACGTCCTGGATCTTGCGAAAGCCAGTCCAAAAACCTACAGGATTTTAGACTTTGGTCTGGGGGATACCGTGGAACTGGTGGACAGCACCACCGGCACCAAGGAAAAGCAGCGGATTGTAAAGATGGTGGAATATCCAGACGAACCCGAAAGAAACACCTGCGAGTTTGCCAACCGAACCGCCTCCTTCGAGGAACTCCAGCAGGAGCAGAACGAGGTTAACAGTACGGTTAATAACATCACCGCCGACGATGGCACCATTTCCCCATCGGCCCTTGATCTGGACGCGATCACCATTCACGTTCAGAATATTTACGCCCAGGAGCTAAACGCCGTTAAAGCCCGCATCGGTGAACTGGAAACCACCACCCTGAAAGCAACCGAGGCCATTATCAGTACGGCCAAGATTGAGGAACTGCTGGCCGGGAAAGCCACCATTTTAGACCTCAACGCCTTAACGGCCCGGGTGGAAGTGGCCGAAATCAAGGTGGGGTACGTGGATACCCTTATTACCGACGTAGCCGACATCAAGACACTGGTCAATGGCAATCTCACCTCGGTGAACATTCAGGCAGGCGGGATCACCAGTGATAGCCTGACCATCCGGAACGGCTTCATCGAAAGCGCCATGATCGGGAGTGTCGAGGCCGGGAAGATCACCACGGGTATTTTAAATACCAGTCTGGTCACCGTACAGGGAGCCGATGGCCGCATGGCCATCAAAGACAATACCATCCAGATCAAGGATGCCAGCCGCGTGCGGGTACAGATCGGCAAAGATGCCGCCGGGGATTATTCCATGTACGTATGGGACGCCGCCGGGGCACTCATGTTCGACGCTGCCGGGCTTCACGCCCCCGGAATAAAATCTGGGATCATCCGCAATGACATGGTAGCCGACAACGCCGGGATCGCAGGCACCAAGATCGACATCGTAAGCTTAATTACCAGCATCAACGGAAATACCACGAAAATCGACAGCACCGTGATTAAAATGGACAGCAGCGGCCAAACCCTCAACCTGGCCTTTAACACCCTTAAAACAACCGCAGAGACAGCCAAAAACACCACCGAAACCCACACCACCCAGATCAACGCCATCAACGGCAAAATTGATACGCTGATTCAGGATACCACCATCGTAAAAGACGGACAAACGGTAAAACTCAAGGACGAGTATAACAAAACCGTGGCCACCGTGGGCGGCATCCAGACCACCATCGGAAACCAGCAGACCACCATCGCCAATTTGACCAACGACTTAAATAACCTGTCCATTGGCGGGCGAAACTATATTTTAAACACCGCCTTTCTGAAAGGGACAGAAGGTTTTTTACCGAATCAAAGCGTTGTGTTAAGTATCATCAAAGAAGGTGAAAAAGATGTACTAAAGGGCGTATCCAGTCAGGCAAGCAGTACCCCCGGAATCAAATTTTTTATCAATCTGGACGAAGGCGGTAAATATCTGCTTTCCTTTATAGGAAAAGGGATCAATACGACCGGATATGTTATAAGCGTATACAACGAGCAGGCAACAGAAAGAATTGACACGAAAGAGTACACAGTCAATACCGCGTCATTTTCAAATTCCACGACACTTTTTAATATGCCAAAAGCTGGGAGATACTGCATCATTATATTCTGGATAGCCGACGGAACAGAAAAAGGGCTGTTAATCCAAGGCAGCAGTTTGAAACTTGAAAAAGGCAATAAGCCGACAGACTGGACACCCGCTCCAGAGGATGCGCAAGGCCAGATCAAAGAGGTAAAAACCCAGCAGGCCACCTTTGAACAGACCCTTAACGGATTTTCCACCACGGTCAGCAGTTTACAAACAACAGTTAATGGCAAAGCAGATGCTGGGGCCGTCAACACTCTTAACAGCCGCGTGACCAGTCTAGAAACCAATCTGGATGGATTTAAGACAACCGTATCGAATACCTACACCACCAAAACAGATTTTAACAACCTGTCTGTGGGCGGGCGAAACCTTCTCAAAAAATCAGAGCATATATACTTATCATCCTCAGATTTTCCAACAATTACGACAAGAGAAAATGGAAAAATAACAGTAAACGCACAAGGAAACTGGAATGCTTACACATGGGTGCACGCGTTGTTCCCAGATTCAAATTATGTTTTTAAAGATTGTGTTGGAAAAGATTTTGCGTACAGCGTTGATGTAAAAACAAATAAGGCGGGTGCATCTGCTTATATTGATTTTAGAAACGGAAGTCAAAAACCCTTGCTGATCAGGATGGCTGTACCAAACACAGGAAATAAATGGATACGCATATCAGGAACCGGAAAACTAGGGAATAATGTTGTAGCGACAGGTTCTCTCGTCGTTTTTGAGGGAAGTAATCAGCAAGGCCTCATCCTTGAATATAAAAATTTCAAATTAGAATTAGGGAATAAAGGCACCGACTGGACACCCGCCCCAGAAGATGTGGACGCGAGCATAACAGCCGTAGACAGCAAGTTCGCAAACTACAGCACTACCAGCCAGATGAACAGTGCCATCGACCAAAAGGCCAACCAGATCACCCAGACCGTTAGCCAGACCTACACTACTAAAACTGAATTTGGAAACCTGCAGGTTGGAGGAGCCAACCTATACAAAGACACTTATTTTAAGACAACAGCACATTTAGGCTGGTATAGCAGCACTGGAGCAACGGGGAGCTTTCGGGTAGACGCAAACAGTAAGACCATGTCCGGAAGAGCGGTTCAAGCGACCTATTTAACCGATGGGGCGCAAGGGCCTTATTATAAGGACGACATACCAACATTGCAATCCGGAAAGACTTATACCTGGCAGGTTTTAGTCTTTTGCAGTAAAGCCATAGCGATAAATATCGGCGTTGAAACGGCCGGAGGAAGTAAAAGCATTAACCTTGCCGCAAATACGTGGACGAAAGTCACACACACCTTTACGGCCAGCGTGATAGAAGCCAGAGCATTCCATCTTTACCCATCCACTACCATGAACTCAGGAAACTACCTTATTTTTGGAGATTTGAAAATAGAGGAAGGTTCAAAGGCAACGACATGGTCACCAGCACCAGAAGATATAGACAAGAGTATCACAGCGGTGGACAGCAAGTTCGCAAGCTACAGCACCACCACGCAGATGAACAGTGCCATCGACCAAAAGGCAAATCAGATCACACAGACAGTTAGCCAAACCTACACCACCAAGACGGAATTTAATAACAGCGCGGTTAAGCAGTTTAATAACTTTTCCAGAACCGGGAATTTAACCGGATGGGCACCAGCGGCAAACGCATCCGGCCTTGACGGGGTTAAGCTGCAGAGCAACAGCACCTATAATTGGGTAGGCGCGGTAACGACCAGTGGAAACGTACAAATCTATTCTGATTTTTATGAAGTAGACGCGAATAAATCTTATAAGCTGGGCCTTACCATTAATAAACCCGCAGCAACAGGACAAATCTATTTTGGGATTACCTGTTACAATGCCAGTAAACAGGCAGTAGGCGTATACACCGGAACATCCACAACGCTGAATACCAACTTTTACTATTATAGTACCAGTGCTGTCATTGGCGGGTGGCTGAATTTAGAGGGCTATTTAATGGCCAGCAACATTGACCGGGCAAAACTGCCAACAGGAAAAAATGTGTCCATCTGTGCGGTGATGCACCCCACAACAAAGTATGTACGCATCCGGTTTCTAAATTACTATAACAGCGGAACATCAAGCACAATGTATTTTGCCCATCCGTTCATTACGGATGCAGAAAATAGCCAGGGCTTAATTGAAACAAGAGTATCGACAGCCGAGCAGAAATTGACCGCCACCAGCCTGATCACGACCATTACAACCGGAATTAACGGCGGCACCAAGTTTACCACCACAAAATTTATAATGGATAACACGGGGCTGACCATCAAGGGCGGGGGCATTAAGATACAGAACAACGCCGGGGCCAATGTGCTTTACGGAGACACTAGCGGAAATCTTGTCTTTGGCGGTACCCTGAGCCAGGTAAGCACCTCCACCAGCAAAACCGGTATTGAGATCAAAAATGGTCAAATTAATATGCGCGCCTGGCAGAATGGCGATATTGCAGCCGGTAGTTTTATTGGATATGGCGGTGGAGGCGAGACAGGCGTAAACTTTGCAATGGTCGCGAATGGACAATTTGGCGTTAATGATAGTAGTGGTTATTACATGTTAAAGATTAGAAACAGCCGCATTCATGAATTATATGGCGATTGGTTTGATGTCAAAGCAAAATTACATTGCTTTTCAAATGTTCTTAATAAATACAATCAAGAATATGGTATCTTTATTGGTTCAGATTATATTTATCAAATGCGGCTTTCTGGTAACCCTAATTGGTATATTCACTGTGATACGAACATCGGTGCATACGGTGTTAGCATTTGGGCATCCGATGGCCGCATGAAAGCCAACATCCAGCCGACGCAGGTAAGCGCCCTTGACGAAATCGCAAGGTTTAAACACCGGGCTTTCCAGTGGAAGGACGGCGGCCATTTTGAAAAGATCGGCTATATCGCCCAGGAACTGGAACAGATTGATCCGGACTACGTAGAGAGAATCCCGCAAAAGGATATGAACGGGAATATTTTAGACTACCGCTTGCAGATCAACGAGCACAGAATCATCCCGCTGCTCACAAAGGCCATGCAGGAGTTGGCCGAGGAAAACAAGGAGCTGCGGCGGCAGATACAGTATATTCTGCAAAGAACAGGTATTGGATCGGTTCCGGCACCTGTAAGCCGGATGGCCTTTGCAGCCGAATATGTGCCACAATACCCGGAAGGCATCCGGTACTATGTGCCACCAGAACCAGAGCCGATACAGCCGCCGAGAGCGGTTTAGAAAGAGGTGTTACCAATGGACAGATCAGGGCCGAGAGGCCCTTTAATAATGCAAATTTTAGGAGGACAACAGGAAAATGACAATCGAAACACTTTCGCAGTATGCAGGGTGGGTGATGGGGATATGTGCTTGCTTTATGTTTTTCTACAAGCCAGCGCGGCAATGGCTATATAACAAACTCATTCACCCCGATAAGCAGCAGGACAAGCAGATTGAAGTGCTCAACGACCGGATCGGGGATGTGGAGAGCTGGCAACGGAAACAACAGCACGATATTGATGTAAGCGCCGTGGAACGTTATATTCTTATGCGATCTATGCGGTCTTGTCTTGAAGCCGTATCCGGGAAAAGGAACAATGGAAACGTGGATGAATCTATAGAAGAAATTAACGAGTTTCTCGCTGAGCAGGCCCATAAAACAAAAAGTCGAATGAATCCATAGAGAGGAGACAAAAAATGAAATGGGAAGATTTAAGCAAGTATTCTGGCCCTATATCCAGGCTTTTTATTTTGGCGCTTACCTGGTTTAACCAGATCTGCGCCATGACCGGGAACCCGTTTATCCCGATCGACAATGAAGCCATCAATTTATTTGTAAGTACGGGCTTGACGCTGTTATCGACCGCGGTGTGCTACTGGAAAAACAACAGCTTCACCGAACCGGCGGTAGCGGCCGACAATTTAAAAAAGGCCATTAAGAAGCTGGCCACGGATAAGCTCAATGAGCTTCTGGGAATTGTAGAGGAAGAAAATAAAATGGAGGAAAAATAAAATGGCAACAATTGAATTATATAGTAACATTAGCATCCAGCAGGCATTAGCATGGTTATATGGAGAAGACGCCCTCGGCCCTTGTGGCTACGATGGCGATCTGGGCGAACCGGGCAGCGACAGCTATTGCAGGCAGCTGATCCGGCGGTTTGAATCCGAATACGGCTTAACAGTAGACGGCGGTGTCTGGGGCTGGGACTGCCAGAGCAAAATGGCCGAGGTGTTTACAAACGGCGTGCAGCTTACGCCGCATTTTAACAGCGCGGAGCTGGGCTGCGGCATTGCCGTGTCCGATAACGACGATCCAGCCATTCACTCCGGGAACTGCCTGCACTTCCCGGAAATGATTAACCACACGGCTTTAAACTGCCTGGAAGCCACCAGACAGGATTTAGGCTCCGGCATCCAGGTAACATCTGGGGTGCGCTGTCCAGACTACAATGCCAGCCTGTCCGGCAGCTCTTCCGAATCCTACCACATGGCAGGCAGGGCCTTTGACTGCAACCCAATGGGGGCATGCAGCTACGAGGCGCTTTTAGAGATCGGATTAAGAAACGGCTTTACCTGGGGGTATGTTGGCGATGGTTACGTCCATCTGCAATACACTGGCGTAGGATATTAATAAAATGATCGGGCTGCCTTCAGGCAGCCCATACAATTGAAAGAAAGGAAAATAAAAATGAATAGTTTTTTAACATGGATCGGCGGGAAACGCCTATTAAGAAAACAGATCATCGCCATGTTTCCGGAGGAATATGGAAGGTACATCGAAGTCTTTGGCGGCGCCGGATGGGTGCTGTTTGGAAAGGAACCCGGAAAGGAAATGGAGGTCTACAACGACGCCAACGGCGAGCTGGTAAACCTGTACCGCGTTATAAAATACCACCCCGAGGCCCTGCAGAAGGAGCTGGCCTACACCCTTAACTCCTACGAACAATTTAATATCTGTAAAAACCAGCTGGCGGCAGAGGGACTGACCGACATCCAACGGGCCGCGCGGTTTTATATTCTCATCAAACACAGCTACGGCGCAAACCTGAAAGATTACTCTGGAAGAGAACGAATCCCAGAAAAGGGAATTGCCTACCTGGAGGAAATATCTGAACGGCTCCAGAAGGTGGTTATCGAAAACCGGGATTTTGAACGCATCTTGAAAACTTATGACCGCGAGAATGCCTTATTCTATCTGGACCCGCCCTATCACAGCACCGAGAAATATTATTCTGTGGAATTTACCGAAGCGGATCACAAGCGCCTTAAGGACTGTCTGGACAAGATTCAAGGGAAATTTATTTTAAGCTACAATCGGGACAGCTTTGTAGAGGAACTTTATAAAGACTATAACCTGCACCCGGTATCCAGGCGAAACGGGTTGCTGGAAAGATACAATAAGACCGAAGAGGAAATGGCGTATAAAGAGCTTATCATAGCAAATTATTAGATGTGAGAGGACCGTCACAGACGATCTTGTCCCATGTAATAAAAAAGCTCCCAGGACGGGAGCCATTTCCTAAACACTCTTAATGCGCATGGCAAAGGGCATTTTAGGAGCGTTAGCACATTTAATGCGCAGGTCTTTCAATGAACCAGCGCGGATTTTCATAAAACAGATTGATCACTTTTTCGTTTTCTCCGACACGACAGACATACCGGGTCCCGCGTCCACCCTCTTTAATACCAGGTGCTTCATGGATTTCCAGTATTTCGTCAATGTCACATTTTCGCTCATCCGGGAGCTTCAGGCGCAGAGGCCTGATCTTTCCGCTTTCATCGAAAGCCGCCAAGACAGAAATATAATACCGGTTCACCATCAGCTTTGTAAAAGATCCCCGTTCCCTTGGTGGGGAATCATACCATTCATACAAAAGAATCACCCCCCATAGTGCGCAAAGCGCCATGATCTTTTCAGAAAGAGGCGGTTTTTCATCGTCCGTATCACTTCACGATCCAGGCCGTCAATCCAAAATTTCATGCTCATTTCCTCCTTGATAATCGAATGAATGTTTACTTTATTATAGAATAAGAAAGCATGTTCGTCAAGAGAGACAAAGGGACACTCTTGTGAAAGGAAAGAAAGTGTAAAAATAACGGGGGCTGGAATCCATACTTTTAATGATTGCAAAAAATGCCATAAAGATATATAATAGACGATAAGAAAAACAAAAAAGCGGCATCCGAACAGTGCGCCAACACTGTCCGGCTTGCATAGCAGGTGCCAAACCACCATACCACACAACCTCCCGGAGGAAGTACCGCATACTGATTATTATAGGCTATTTATACGCAAATTACAAGTAATTGTGTTTGAGCATTAACGCGGGAAAAAGGCAGAAGTTTTATGCTGTGTATGGGTGTAACCCTGCACAGCATTTTTTGTTTTTCTGGAAGTTGTGGGATTTAAAGAGGGAACATGCGCGCATCCCTCTTTCCACAGCGGATTCCAGAAAAATTATAGATAGGGGAAAAAGTATGCAACCACTCGATCACAAGGCCATCGGCCTTCGCATCCGGAAACAGAGGACCTTTTTAAATATGTCCCGCGATGAACTGGCCCGGAAAATTGGGATCACGCCCACATTTTTAGCCGATATAGAGCTGGGAACAAAAGGATTCTCACTAAAAAGCCTGAACCGTTTCTGTGACGTTTTGAAAATGTCTGCCGACGCGATCCTTTACGGCCCCAAGGAATACATGGGGACAAAGTACGCTGCCCTGCTGGAGCTTTTGGAACGCTGCCCGGCAGATAAGGGGAAATATGCAGAAGAAATTTTGACGCTGTATTTACTTAGCCATGATCCGGTAGAATAAAAAAAACCGCCTTTAATCAGGCGGCTTTTTCATTATGATTTAAAAAACATCAATAAGTTAATCTTCAATAGCTAATCTTAAATACTTTCTACTGGACAAAAACCATTTAAATACTTCAAAAGTTAATCTTCAACATGCTAACAAATTAATTTGTTTACACTTAAATACATCCATCATGTTAAGCTTAAAAAATTTGCATTTAATTATATATCTATCTTACAACCTTTAATGCTTTATTTCAAGAAATTTTTATAAATTTTCCATCAAGAATTGAGTTCGTGGCTTCGGCCATTTTTGTTGTTCGGTGCAAATAAATATTTAAGGTGGTTTCTGTGCTTGCGTGTCCCAGGCGGTTAGAAATATCCACAATGCTCGCTTTGTTTTCTAAAAGCTGTGTCGCGTAAGTATGGCGCAGCATATGGAAGGTAAACCGGAAGCCAACACGCTTTGCAACCCTCGCGCAGTTTGTGGCCAGGCAGACCGGATGCGTAAAGGAACCATCGGGTTTAGCGCACACAAAACGGACGTTGGATTCACTACGGCTGCAAGCTACAATATAACCATCATCGCAGATTCTGTAAAAACGATACCCCTTTTTCTTTTCAGCTTTTTCCTGTTGCCGTTTAAGGTTTTTAAGAAACCGATAAAGCCCTTCGTGCATTGGCAGCTCCCGGATTGATGTTTTTGTTTTTGGCGGGCTGATCCGCCAGTTTGTTTTATCCAGAGAGGTCAGGCCATGCTCAATATAGAGTGTCCTTTTTTCAAAGTCTACACGATCCCAGGTCAGCGCGCATACCTCACCAGCGCGCATTCCCGTCAGGTATGCCAGCCGGATCGGGACCCCGCAGGCTCTTTTTTCCGTATCCTCCAAAACCTTTAAGACCTCCTCGTCACACAAGCCCGTGACGCGGGAGGACTCGGCTGTTTTCGGGACAAAGACCTTATCGCAGGGATTTTCCACAAGCAAGTCCAGCGTGTCCGTCGCAATGTTTAAACTGTGCCGGACAATTTTCAAGGTGGCAATAATGGTCCATTTTTTAAGAGGCAGCAGGCTGTTAATAAATGCCTGGATATTCGCGGCGCTCAGTTCATTAAGCTTGTGGCTGCCAAGCGCTGGATTAATACGCTTTGTGATGGTATACTGATAGCTTTTAGTGGTAGTATCCCGGTTGTTTGGAACGGAATAATTATCCATCCAGAATTTAAGATAATCCTGATAATACATATCGTTGCTTAAAATCAT